GAGTTTCCATTAACTAAGTTAGAAGTAGCGTAAACTCTATTATCGTCCGTATCTATTTCTCTATATATTCTATTTTCTGCATTTTTAATAATCGTATCTAAGATAGTATCAGATAAAACACCACTATCTACCTCTGTGTAGTTTCTAATATCAGTTCTTAAATTTGCTAAATTGTATGCCATATTATGGTGTTAGAGTTACAGGCCCTGCTGTGACTGTCATTCCTCCTGAGTCTTCTGTTATAGTTGGAGTTGATCCTATTGTAAACGTATACTTATCTGTTGTTGTAACAGTAATAGTAAATCCAGATGCAGATTGATACACTGAAGGTGCTAATCCACCTAAAGATCCCTCTACGTTTCTAAAAACTACAGTATCTCCTGTAGATCTCCCGTGATTTGTTTCTGTAACAGTAACAGTTGTGGATCCACTAGTTATAGAAAATGGATTTGGTCCTAGTAATCTTGCTACAGCAGGCTCAGTTCTATCTGGTCTTGCGTTACGTAAGCCTTGTTGTTCTGCCATAAATCTTTTAGGTTCTAGTTGTGGATGTTTTTTTTCGTACTCTGATATATGCACTCTTGATCCATTCCACTCTATAACCATTTCAGTATATGGAAATTCCATACCAGATCTATCAGATATAAATTTTGAGTGCTTACCAACAGCCATTAATTAACCTCCGTAAAGTAAGAGTTTGGTGTAATGAAAGTGCTTGAAGAAGAACCATCTTCAGCTAAAGCCCTTTGTAATTCATCTTCATAATATAATTTAAATTCTTGTGTTCTTTGTGGATTATATTTTTGAGATAAATAAAAAGCTAATCCTGATATCATACAAGGTACAAATCTATAAGGAACATCTGTTGCATTAGTGTAAGATCCTACATCTTGTATTCTTTTTACAAAAAAGAAATTTAAAAACTTACCGTTTTCAGTAGATCCGGGTGTTAAATATAAATTAATTGTAATTTTATCTATAAACCTTTGTACAAAATATTGTGATGGTTGACCTGTAGATGTTTTATTAGATAAAGCTTGATATGCAGATCTAGCTATTTTAGTTAAAGGAACATCTATATTACTAGCATTTCTAAAACTAGCTTCTAATATATCATCAGCACCATTAACAAAATTAGTTACTGTACTTGAAGTTGGATGACCTACAGCTGTAGTTCCATCTGCTCCACGTCCAGTTGAATCACAAAGAATATTGGTTCCAGAAATAGATGCGTACTCTATTATTTCATTATTAATTTTTATTTTACCAGACGTTGGCATATTAGCTACCGAAGCAACTGGTATAGTTGTATCAGTGCTTAAAAGAGTTGATGTTGAAGTTGTAGTAACTCCATTAGAGGCTCCTTCTGCAGAAGATCTAAATATCGTATACTCTGTTTGATCAGTTGCTAAAGTTATAGATGTGTTTTCAACTTCCCAATAATGCAGGCCTCTATTAGCCCACTCTTGAAACATAATATTTAAAGTTCTTCTAGAGGTTTTTAGTTGATATCCAGATACATTTTGAATACCCATTCTTTCAAAAGCTTCTTCTACTATTTCATCAATAGAAAAATTTTTTTCAAAAACTTGAGTTCCAGAGGTAGTGTTAGCCATTTAGCCTCCTACTTATCTATGATAACAGTTACAGTAGCATTTGATAAAGCAGAAACAGTCATTCCACCTTCAAACAATATTCCGTCTTCTGCAAGGTTGTATGCAAATACATCTCCTGCTGGAACATCTACTTGAAACTGTGTTACTGAACTTCCGTCCTGTAAAGTAACTGAGCCTGCAGAACCATCCGATGCTAAAATAATTCCTCTTAGTCTTGTTCTACCTGCAAATACAGAACCTGTGCTTGCTTTTCTAACTGCTTTTACGTCTGATTTCATTATCCCGTATATCCTATTGTTACAGAGTCTGTTGTAGTTAAATCCAAATAAACTCCTGTTCTAAATCTTATGCCAGAACCTGGAACCATTAGGTCAAGTCCTTCAGAACTAAATTTAGCTTGAAACTCTAAGGAACCTGTATCATCTGTTCCATCATGTAATTTTACTAAACAATTAGTTCCACCATGAGCCAGTATATATGTTACTCTACATGGTCCTAAATTTGTGCTACCACCAGTGATAGTTTTAAATCTTCCATCAGCTGTTAATGTCGTAAACTTCTGATCACTTGAAAATGATCCACCACCTGCCATAATATTCTCCTAATAAGGAGCTCCCGAAGGAGCTCCAAAATTAATTATTAACTTAAATTGTTATTTTGTAAATACAATACAGTTGCAGTCGCTGCACCAGCAGAAGCTGCTGTACCTGACTGGTTGTATGTAGCTACAACAGTAACATCAGAAGTTCCAATATCGATTAAGTTTCCGATTTGAGATACATCTGAAGTTGCTAAAACTCTAGCTTGTGATCCTGCTGCTAAAGCATCAGCAAATTTATCAGCTGTAGTCCCATCTCCAAAATCTATTGTGTTAGTTGTAGCTGCATTAAAAGCAGTGGTTACATCTAAACTAATTTGAAAGATTTGGCTATTTGCTGGTAATGTTGCAATAGTAGTTGTACTACCATCTGCACCAAAAACAATTTTAGCTGATTGAGCCATTAATACGAAACCAGTGTTTGCACTAGCTCCTTCTCTTATCGTTCCCGCTTTTACCGGTCCCGAAAATGTAGTTGTTGCCATAATTATCCTCCTAGTTTTTCCGAACGCAGTCTCTAGGCCGTCGACTATACTCGTCTACGTTCTGATTAATTGTATAGTGACAAAATTATATACTAGTTTTAAATAGAGTGCAAGAGAGCCTGTAGTGCGGATTGGATTTTTCCAACGATGTAGCTTTTTATTAAGTAGCTACTGAAACTTGTGGAGCTGCATCCTCAACTTTATTTTCCAAGTGAGCTTTTTGTGCTTCTGCTGCTCTTATATGGGTAAGTACTTCTTTGACTTTTCTGTCAATTCTAACCATATTTAGGGTATATCTACCCTCCTTGAGATGCTCCTGCTCCCATTGAAGATCCAGACCTCTCTTCTTTGTGTAAAGGTCCTGTAGATGTTGCATCATCTCCTCCATTAATAACCTCCTCATAGGTTATTCTGTTAGTCTTGGGATCGTTCATTTCTCCAAGATAATCCCATTTTATATCACCTTTTCCTAATTTGTCAATAATAGCATTTTCAACAGATTCACTATTATCTTCAGCTAAAATATTAAATTTAGCATGATGTTTATAGGCATAGATATTTATAATGAGATTTTTCATGGATTTTTTCTTATGGTCTAATTGTGGCGGAACGGTGTCCCGCCACAAAAATTTAGTTATTAAGCACCTGGTGATGCAAAGATACCTCTATAGTCAGATACTCCAAATGAATATCTTTCTCTAGCTTTGTATCTTACGTTACCAGTATCGAAATCACCTTCCATCGCTGTTTTGATAGGAGATCTTTCGAAGTACTTCATACCGTTAGGCACATCAGTAATGATGTAGAACGCGTCAGTGTCAGTCAAGAAATTGTTGACTCTGTAGCCTTGTGGGACCATACCCATAGAAGCTATCGCATTGATATCATTATCTGCTGTTGCCGTTCTACCCTGAGTTTTCATTAATCTCTCAGCTGTAAATTGAAGCTCAGAAGGCACAATCATTTTGACACCTCTTGCAGCAATTTTTAGACCTCTCTCGTCAGTCATTGCAGCAATATCAATTAATGATTGCTCTAATGAAGTCTCGTTCAAGTCAGCTGCAACTGTCAATGTATTAGATACAGTTCCTGAGATTGTTGGGTGAGACGTGTTAAATAAAGTTACACCGTCACCTGATTGGAAAGATCCACCAGGTAATCCATTAATTAACGGGTTAACCGATTTAACTTGTTTAGTATTTGCCATGGATCTAGCTAACGCTTTTGTATATCTTGAAGATATTTGATCATACAAGTTATCTTCGATCGCTTCCTCAGTTACCGCAAAGGCAAGAGCAATAGTCTCGTGACTATATCTTGCAGTGTAAGTTTCTTGAGCATTGTCAAAGCTTACACCTGATCCTTCAGGTTTTACTTGAGCTTGAGCGAAACCAGATAACATAACTTCTTCTTCAAACGCTCTGTCTGAAGATTCAGTTGTGTAGATTTCAGCGTGCTGATTCTCATAACGTTTATATTCCAGGCCGAATAAGGCATTCAAACCTGGCTCTAGTTCTTTGACTAGTTGTCCTCTAGAAATGGCCATAGTTATCCTCCTTATACTCCATTTACGTTCATGTCTAACTCGTGCTCGTTTATTCTAACGATCCAATTGACGTTAGCTGAACCAACATCATTGTTATCTGGATCTCTAGATAAACCTAGAATCTGCAAAGTAGCAGATGAGCCGTTTGCTAGAGTTGAATCATTTAATTCAACTGCGGACACGAAGTCTGGTGAGCTTCCTGCTGTGTACTCGATATCTGCAACGTTGAAGATATCTGTTTTAGCAGAGGCGCCAGTATTGTTTGTTTGTATTTCAAACCTCTCATACGGATCATCAGAAATGAATCCAACAATGTCAGTTGCAGTGTTAGATGCATTTAAGTGATTAGCAAAAGTAGGCTTGCTTGTAGTTGCGTCAGTAAAAAAGACACCGTTTATTGATCCTAATATTGCGCCACCTGCACCTGCAACTTCAATTGTTCCGTCAGATTTCATTTTGACAGGGTCATTAAAGTAAATAGCAGTTGCCGAAGCAGCTATATCATATTCGGATAAACCTTGGTTGTCTCTGTTCTGGCCAACTTTTCCGATCGGTTTTAAACCGAACGCAGCGTCTTTATTTGCCATATTAGTTGTCCTCCTTAGACATTTTTAGTTTATCCGGTGCTTTAGGAATTGTTAAAAAATTAACTTTTCTTTGAGCCACCGAAGGTTACACGAGTCTGTCGATCAATATTGATCGGCATACTTGGATGCTGTTCCTTCATAAGATCGTTATCGACTGCTTTAACTTTATCCTCATGCATTCTTCGATAATGTTCGTTTCTTTGTTCTGCGATCTCGTCTGGTATCCTAGCCAGCAATAGGCCACCAACTCCAATCATCCCCTTGTATTTTCCATCGTCGACAACTGGGTAATCTGGAAATTCATCAGCTCTCACTAATTCATAACCTTCTCTAAGTTTACCAGAAATATTTCTCGTATCCTGATAACCTTGAACCTCAGCCCTCAACCACTTATAACGGTAACCGTCTTTAGCAGGGGGTGTATCCAAGCTGTTGGATCTTTGCCAAACTTTAGGTCTAGATTCCTCTTCCCTAGTTTGACTTGCACGAGAAGCCCTTTTATCATTTTCTTTTTCCATATGCTACGCTCCTTCCGTGTTCATTAGTCGTTTTTGTTTTGCATAATCATCGAGTGACACACCTAATTTTTTAGCAATTGCTACCTCAGACGGTGTGAGTCTTTGGATTTTGCGACCTGTCTTACTACTACGCGTTGCCGAGGCAACAGTTTGAGTAGGTTTATTTGTCGTCTCTTCTTTATTCTTAACAAATTTATGAGGGAATTCAAGAGCTATTCTTCTATCTATTTCCTGATAATATTCTTCTGGATGTGAGATAGGATCATAGCCTTCTTCCTCAGTTAATTGTCTATGAATTGCTTTTGCACCTTCGGTCATAACAGGGTCTCTATTAAACCAAGTGTTTCTTTCTGCCCATTCTTGAGCTTTTGGATCTATTCTTCTTGGTTGAGGTTGTGCTATTTCTTGAGGTTGCTCGGTTATTTCTTCTTTAGGTTTAGATTGTCTTGCTTTCATGTCAATCAATCTAGCCTCTTCGTAGCCTAATCTAGATATTTCTGCTTGTGCTGCGACTTCAGCTTGAAGATTATTTTCTTCTCTAGCTTTTGCAAGTTTAGCAACAGCAGCTTCCATACCAGATTTAACTCTACCTTCCATTTCTGAAACATAGTTAGTATCTAGTTTAGCTAATCTAGATTTTAATTTTTCTTGATCTGCTAAAACACTTTTTGCATAAAGAGTTGCGGCTTCTTCTCTTCGCTCTGCTTCACGCATTTTTTTAGTTAGTTTAGCAATTCTTCTTTTTACTCCATCAGAGTAATCATCTAACTCTTTTTTTTTTTCTTCGTTCGTTTCTTCTTCTTTAACTTCTTCTTTGTTGTCTTGAACATCCAACTGCTCATTTGATTTCTCAACTGTGTCAGTGGACTGATCGTTGTTTTCAATAGTTGATTCATTAACATCCTCCTTTGTTTCTGGAATTTCTATTTCAGCTCCAGGACCAGAGGTATCGATGTCAACCATTTTTTGATCTTCAGGCATAGTCCTCTCCTATGTTTAATATTGATGAAGTATATCTTCTGGATTTTCGATGGTTGCTAAAACTTCATCATCATTTAGCAATCTTACTTCTCCGCCATCGATCTGGATTCTAGATCCAGCATATCTTGCAAAAACTACCCAATCACCCTTCTTGCACCAAGGACCTTCAGGAAATTTTTCTTTATCATAACAATGTGGCCCCATGGCTAAAACTAATCCGCAGGTTGATGCTACTTGTTGTCTTTCTAAAGTATCTGCTCCTAAAAATAATCCACCTTTAGTTTTTTCTGGTAATTTAAATGGAAGAACTAACATTCTCCATCCAGTGGGTTTAGGTAATTTATCTGATTCTTTTTCTTTTAAACGCTCGTATGCGTTTATCTCTTCCTCTTTTTCTTTTTTATATTTTTCTTCTAACGCTAATTTAATTTTTGGTGGCGTCGAATTTGAGGATGTTGTCTCTCTTAGTTTCATTTTTTTGCTCCTTTGGGTTTAGCAGGTTAGAGATTTCCTGTACTACATATTGGTAGGCGTGAGCCTGTCCCAACATATACTTATATTTTTCCATATTGTCAATACCACCCGCTAGGATGTTATTTCCTATTGATTGATAAGCATCTTTCAATCTTTTTTGAAGTTTACTTATTACCTCTAGCTCTTCTAATTGCATCTTTGCCTTTCTTAAATATTGCAGCGACTTTTGATTTACCCATAACTTTGGCGCGCTGTTCACCAACAGTTAAAATTTGAATTTTTCTAGCAAACGGTTTACTAATTTTTTTAACTTTTGAAACTGTTTTTCTCGCATCTGTCGGCGTTGCAAACTTGATCTTAACAGTGTCACGCGGGTTTTCATCAGTATAAAGTCGTCTACCACTGCCTTTAGGTTTCTTACCTGTTCCCGTTTTTGGATCTGCCACCTATAACTCCTTTTAAAGTTTTTGCTTGACCTGCGTGTGCTTTAGATGCTTTTTTTAAAGCCTTTATGACTTTTTTTATTTTAGCTTTTTGTTTTTTCATATTTCTCCTTCCAATATTTTGCTCTTTCTAATCTTCTAATTCTATAATCTAGTTTGTCTAGTCCTAATATTTTTTTAAAAAAATCTACTAACATTTCCATCTTCTACGAGCCTGTCTTAATCTTGAATTAGGATCTCTCGCAGCTTTAGGAAACTTTTTCATTTGTCCTGCACTTCTAGCGCAGAATGATTTACGTCTCTTTGCAGCTTTAGATCCTGGTTTGACTTTGCCAGTGACCGCTGTTTTTAATTTAGAACCAGGATTTAATCTTCTGTAAGCCTTTACTCCAGCTTCAGTCATCCCTGCACCTTTTTTCGTAGCACGAAAATTTTTTTTATTTCTCGCAGGCATGGTACCCTTAGATAAATAAGCTCTACCCATACCTCTTGATTGCATCATCTCTTAAATCCTTTTAACATTGAACCATAATATTTTGATAAAGATGCATTGTTCAATGTTGTGCCTGCATAGTTTGTATTTATTGCAGGACCAATATATCCTCCACTAACTGCTTTTTTTCTTTTTGCAAATGTTGCTGCTCTAGATGGTGTAGGACCTGTATTCGCTTTCGCTTGTTTTCTTCTTACGGCACCCGCACGTTGCCCTTTGGTCATCCGTCTTGCTTTTGCAATGGGCACGCATTTTGGATAATTTTTTCTTTTTTCTCCACCACTTCTTCCACACTTCGGGTATGAGCCATCTTTTCGCTTGTTCGCAATATCGACCCAATTTTCCTTTACCCATGCTCTTAAGCCTTTCTCAGCCATTACACTTCAACCATAGTAGTCATATCAATAAGACCACCGTCAG